CGAACGATCTTTAGCTATCCAGCCGAAATACGTCATGCAATTTATACAACAAATGCGATTGAGTCGTTGAATAGCGTAATACGCCATTCAACGAAGAAAAGGAAAATCTTTTCATCTGATGACTCAGTAAAGAAGGTCATTTACTTAGCAACATCAAATGCTGCGAAGAAATGGACGATGCCAATTCAAAATTGGCGTTTAGCAATGAATTGGTTTACGATTCAGTTCGATGATCGATTAAAAGATCATTTATAAAAAATGGAACTTACACAAAATAATTTACAGGCTCTTAAATAAGGCCTGAATTTTGTCTTTGTACATTTCTAACCACTTTTCTGGAAACTCAACTCTTGTTGAGCCACCCAGTTTCACTTTTTTTAGTTCACCACTTTCAAACATTCTATATATAGTTGTTTTTGATAAACTAGTGACTTGAATTGTCTCATTAACTGTAAATAACATTTAATGCTCCTTACTTTCAGCTTTAACACTAGAACTAAAACTTGGCTCCATTTCCATATCAACAATATAAGTCGCTATTGGTGCCTCTGCAGTTTCAGTCTCAAATATAGAAATTTCTAGAGGCCATGTTGATTCCCAACCATCATGGTTATCCCAATAGTCTTGAGCACATTGATTACTCACAAAATCTAAATCACTTTCAAGCCAAGCTTGTTTATCATTTAAATTTAATTCGTATCTAGATTTTGAACACTCTCTAGGTAAAGTATAGAAAATTCTCTCACTCATCCCTCAGCTCCCGATTCGCTTTTGCCCAGCTTAATAGAACCCTCAGCTTCACATTCAGTCATGCAGGCATAGTAACCAGAACCACTATGACCATTTTCATACCATCCAATTGTGACTAAGTCAGCAAGTTGCTCTTCAGTTTCGTCTGGTGCACCAAAATCACAAGCTTCTTTTAATTCGGCGCAAGTTAATGTAACACTGTGAACCCAAGTATCTGGGGTAGTCTGCGATTCAGATTCACCAAATATTGCTGGAACGTTTTCAACTTTTCCAAGTTGAATTGAATAACCTAGATATTTGTTTAACTTTTCGATTTTATTGATCTTGGCAACATAGTTAGGTTTAAAATCAAATTGGCACCATGTATTCAACTCATCCACTACAGCATGCAGATCATTAAGTTCTAAATGGATTCTTTCTAAGTTATTAAGCGGCAAATCAGGGTGTTTTTCAGTCATCCCGAATTGAGCAGTTTTTAAAGCAATCTGGGCAATTTCGGTTGCTTCTTCAGCAAGTTTCATCAACAAAAATTGCTCGTGGGTCATTTTGTTCATGGTTCGGCTCCCGATTCGCTTGCTACTTCTACCATTAATGAATAAATAGGGGCATAGTGGTCTCGAGTCATATCACCCCAATGGTAGCCACTATTTTCTAAACAACTAACAACGTTGTCTGGTATCTCTTTGGGTACTAAACAATAACCCTCTGGCACTGCCTGAGCTTTCGCTTCCCAAACTTCCTGCATCAACTCAAGATCGTTATACCCAAGCGCACAGCCAGCTTCTTTAACGACGTTCGTGATAACACCTAAACAATTCCAATCAATTTTTAAGATACCCTTAGTTTTTAGGTAGGCAATAAAAGCCTCCCGTTCAGTCATTTTCATGATTCAACTCCCGATCCGCTTGAATAGAGAGACTTATTAGCTTGGATAATTTCTTCGCATTCTTTTTCGGTACCAACAAAGAAATAATCTTTTTTCAATTCACCAGCTTCTAATTTTGCTACCCAAGTTCCATAAACTTTTTCGGCATAAATATTTGCAAAATCTTGTTTTGTGATGGAGATAACATCTTCAAAATCTAGACATTCACCCAAAACATTAAAATCAGATTTTTTGTTTACAATATTCTCGGGTTCTTCATCATCCTGCCAAATTGTTTTGACATCAGACTTAGCAATTAAAATTGAGCCTTCCGGTGCCGTTTCTTTAGCTTTATTCCAGAAAGCCCATAATTGTCGTGCTTGCTCTCTCATAAAGAAGACTTCATTTTTAGCAACGATTGAGTAAGAAAATAAATCCATATTTTTGTATGAATCTTCAAGATCAGGAACAAACCACAATTCCATACACGCTTGTTTAAACTCTTCAATATGAGCTATCAAAGTCTCTTTAGTGACTAAATCATTCATCGTCATGACACTCATCCTCATCTTGAAAATCTTCTAAGTTAAATTTCCAATTCTCAATTTGGCCCTTAGCATCAATCTTCATAATGATGTAATCACCATATCCATTTTCAGCAGGAGAGAGCGTTTTAGGAACATAACCGTCGTCACTAGATGCAACAATTTTGTTTTCTGCATCAAGCAATTCAAAACCACAGCAATCACAAACTTTGTAATGAATGAACGCAGTCTTGCCGGGTTCCCAGTTTTCAATGATGCCCGTTGTTACATCAATTTTTGGGGACCACAAATCACCATTTTTGCAGGGAACATTTGCGCCGTCTTCAGTGTCATCGAGACCATTGATCTCAGAATCTTCCCAGTATCTAACATGGGCTTTAACTATTAATGTTTTAATATTCATGCTGCATCTCCCGTTTTCACACAGTCCATTAATTGTGTTTTTAGGTCGAATAAATCTGCTTTGGTCTTTCGCTGCAAATGCTGGAACTTGTTATTTAAGTTCTTTAATTGTTTCATTTGTTCAGCAGAATCAATCGTTCCTATTAAACGTTCAGGTGCTATCAGAATTGATTTGCCATTTTCAACATCAGTGCAAGAATAAAAGCCTCTATCAATTTCCATGATTTTTAGTAACTTAGGCACAATGATTGAGTTCGAATATTTAGAGCGAACAACTGCAAACTTTCCAATCAATGCAGTGTTGATCAAAGCTTGACGTTTATTTAGCAATTGTTGAGTTTTAGGTTTCTTATGCATTGTTTAACACCTTAATTCCTTTACGCCAAGCTGCAGCGACTTGCTTCATTTCCTCTTCTAAGCGCCAAGCGCCGTATTGGATATGAAGTTTATCTGCGATATCGTTGCTAAACGTACAGTGGTCATAGCCGGTACTAAAAAAGGGCGATATAAACCAATACATCTCACCAGTCTTCGGCTCAAAAGGAGCTGGAATCTCCAACTCAAGCTTGATGGTTTGCGGTTTTAGGCGTAGCGCCTGAATGCCATTCAAACTATTAACGATCTGATTCCAAGTCCAACCAACACCAAGCGGCCACCAAATACCGTTGTCATCTTGCCATTCAATACTTTTCCCATCCGCCAAGGCTCTCAACGCCTCAGCCCCGCTAATCAAGCCTTGGTCTTGGTTTTGATTAATTGGTTTCAACTTCGCTAATGTTTTTTCATCTCCACTTAAATCAGAAATGATCCATTCATTTGCTGATTCAGCATAGAAATATAGGCGGTTATCACTAGCCTGATATAAGCTAAAGTGCGTCCCATCAGTGACATTCGCATCCTTCACATCATTACGCTTCAACACAACCATTTCTTGAAGCTTTTGTAGTGTTACTTCTAAATGAGCATGATTTACATCAGTTTTATCACAAGTAAGATCACCATCTTCAAATGAGCTATACCAACATGGCTTGTCGAATGTCATTGGTGTTTGGCATTTAGTATCGTGCCATACATAGCCTAATTGAAAGAAAAGCTCCTGAGCTCTATAGGCAGCTTCAGGGATTTGCGCATAAAACTTGAAATTACCCATGAGCTGACTCCTTTAATTTCACTTCTAACAGCAGTTCATCTACAGTTGGAGTCGCGAGAAATACAGATGGTGGAAGTTCTACAGCAAGGCCTGCACGTTTAATTAATTCCCAAACAAGCTTTCCTTCTGCAGTAATTCGCATACAACCATATTTTTTGTCGTGTGCTTCTTCTTGCGGTACCTGTTCAATAAGCCCTTTTTCTACGAGGACCTGACTAGTGCGGGAAGGGGTGAAAATAAATTGCTCATGGCAAGCATAATATTTCAAAGAGTCGATTTGGCGACGGCTTAGGTTTAAGTTGAAAGCGCCGCTAGTGACATAATCCACAAAAGCGTTATTTACAGTATTCATTGTGATTTCCAAATTACTTTTTAATCGCGGCCTATGCAGCGGTAACCATTAAAATTAAATGTGACCCAGCGCTTACAATCACCAAGCGGGTAATACACATAATCAGTACCACTTAAGACAGACTTTGATTTGCGTGCCTGTTTAGCTTTCTCACTTACATAGCTATTGCTATTGTTACGAGAACTACTTGTTTTAGTGCTGCTATAAGAGCGCGTATTTGAAGCTTTAACTCCTGCCGTAGAGCTTTTTGCTTCCGCTTCAGTACAGCCTGCAATGATCAGTACACAGAAAATTATTGCCGTAAATTTCATTTACTAATCCTAGTTAATTCTAAAAACCCCGAATCGACGGATGGTGGGGAACCAATCATGGAAACATTTCGCCTAACGCTTACACTTCCTAGTTACTACTTCACGTTAAAAACTTAACGGTTCTAACGGATGGTAGGGAGGCTACCTTCACTATTTCTACAGCGTCTAAGTAGGTACATGCTGATCCACCGCGCTTACAGCAAAGCAAACATCCTTGTTAGTGCACGTAAAAAACTTAAGAAGCGGTACCTTCCAAAATAGTGACAGTTGGATTCACACCAGGAAGAAAGGTATTTACTTCTTGATCATCAACAATGTCAGTGATTTCTTTACCATTGCGTATGTAGTCGATAGTGTCTTCCATCGAGTTTTGGATGGCTTTTTCTAGTTGATCTAAGTCATACCAAAGTGTGAGATTGCCGCCATTCACGCGATAACGGAAACGCGCAGGAAGAGCATAGTGATTACCACCACGGTGAATCTGAATGCCAAACTTAATTTCTTCAGGGATTGTTAATTTCCCTTCGCGGCCTGCTGTTGCTTCAATATTTTCGTTATACGTTAAAGTTACTTCGCCGTTATTCGTGCGAATACCAGATTTGAAGTCAATATTTGTTTTTGCTGATAGGGTTTGAACAATTTCATATAGTTCAGTTGCAACAGGCTCAGCAATATGAGGCATGATGTCTTCAAGGAATAAAGCAAAGTCTTGTTGAGAGAATTTTTTACCTGAATTTTCTTCAATTTTTTTAAATTCAGATGTTTTATCAACAATGAAATTTGCTACGTGATTACAGTTGCGTTGCAATGCGTTACTGTTATATCCAGCAACTGGAATGGCTTCATGGTAGTCAAGAATAGCCTTCACTCGACCAGCCATAATATCGACAAAAATTACTGAATTGTTATCAGCAAAGCGATTTACATAAGAAATTAAATCTTTAGCGGTATGTAAATTAACTGATTGTTGCAAGTTTAGAGGGCGATCAAGAACCTCTTCAAACTTATGAACTTTACTTCCTTCAGGCAGCACAACAAACGGGATAGCATCGAGAACTTTTGGTGCTTGTTTTAGACTTTGCATGCCTAAGTTATATGCTGTTTCAATATTATGGTTAAGTTCAGTCATGTGACACCTGTAAATTAGTTAAGAGTTTTGAGTGTAGGTTTTTTGTCGGTAGGTACAGCTTTCATTTCTACTGGACCAGATTCTGAAACTTGTTCAAGTTTCAATCTTTGTTGGCGTGGGTCTTCACGTACCAATTGTTGATCGCCGTCAGTAAAGAGCACGGTAGGTTCTCGATCAAACTTCGGTAAAGTCGATTTCACATCATCAAGAATTTTGTACGTACCACGGCCATTAGGCTTGATAGTTAAAGTCACAGAAACTTTAGAAACTTTGCCTGTGTCGTTAGACGCTTGCAGTGCATCAGTCAAGATGTCATCAAGTTGGTTTAAAGTGTCGCCATGCTGTAAATTGCCAAGAGTTTGACAAAAAGAAGTCTTTTTAGCTGTCATGTTTTTAACTCCAAAACTGCTATTTCAGTATCTTGTGGTGTTGAAGCTTTTTGCGTAAGGTTCCTCGGTTAATACCGAGTACTTCAGCAGCTTCTGTTTGATTACCGCGGGTCTGAATTAACACTGCATTGAGCAATGGCTTTTCAAATTTATCGAGAGCAACTTGATAAGCTTTGCCGTGGTTGTTATTAAAAAATTCAACAGGCAAGCTAGAAGTTTCATTTTCTGGTGGTTGAGCAATTGTCATTCTTCTTCCTCTTCATCTTGTGTGTAGCCCTTTAGCTCTAAAGCGAGAGCATCTCTGTCTTCAGGAAGCGATGCACGTTCACTATGAAGAGCACCATCTTTGTATTCTTTGATAAACCAAAAGTTATAGCCTTCATCAAAAGCTTTAACCGTGCATGAGAGTTTGAATTGCTCAATCCATTTTTCGAGAATTGGAGTAGGGCTATCCCAAGCTGTATCAAATTCAATAGAATTTTCGCTGGTAGTAACTTCGTAAGCATTCCACTTAGTTCCCCAGTTTTGCGTGCGCCAGCTATACCAAGTTTTGTGGCCATGGGTGTCGACGTTAGAAATAACTCTTTGACCAAGTTCTAAAAGCTTTTCTCGTTTCTCTTGAGAATCACCTACATAATCATGTGCACGTTCTAAATCTCTACGGGCAATTTCACTTTTCGGATCAAAAAAACCATCTTCAAAGTATTTTTCTATTTGCTCATTACTGTGATTTGTCTTCTCACCATTTGTTAATGCAAAGGCAAGGGCAAAATCAGTAAGTGAACCAGATTCAATATATAAAGATTCTGGCATTGGAATAATTTTATTAAAGTCAAAAGCTAAATCTTCACCCTTTACGAAATTAAGTGCTTGTTCACCATTCGCCGATGTGATTACAACTTTATTGGTTACATGATTTGGCATGACTTAAACTCCTGCTGCCCATTTAGCTGCAAACACGCCGCAGATGCCCCAAACTGCTAAACCAGCTGAAAGGAAGCCCAGCATTTTTACAGTTGCTATTGCATTAGCTTTGAAGCGTGCAGTCCATGGAACTTTTTGTTCTTCAGCCGTTGGAGGGCGGTGGAGAATAGGAGTCGTTTGACTCTGAATAGATTTTTGTTTCATAATCACCTCGTTAATTAAAAGCTCTGCTTGTGTTTGGTCGCCTTGCAGAGCTTTTTGCTGTTTACGAGATGAAATTTATCAAAAGATAATTAAGTGGGCAATAGCAAATGATAAATTAATTTATCTTTTTTGATAATCCGTTGATTATTAAGACAATAAAAAAGCCTGATAATTTATCAGGCTGATAATGTAATTTTTTTATATTTTTTATACTTCTCCGCATCTCCAGCGTACTAAGCCTTTAATTTGGATAGCATCTAAATCTTCCTTTTCAATATGCTCATCTGGAAAAGTCTCTTTATCAGGATTATCACTAACAATTCTTAAACCGCCGTTAGTTTTCCTAAATAGCCTTTTTATTCTTAACTCTTTATTTGCCACAAAAGCATAGACTTTATCACTAATTACTTGATCAATCGTTTTTACACGTAAATCAGTAAGGATGGCATCAGTATGGTTGATTGTCGGCTCCATACTTCTGCCATCACCAGTAATAATGCCAGTATCTTCATGGCTTAAAGAAAGGCCACATTTACGAATAAAGCTTTCTTTAAAGACGAGCCCGCCTTTAATTAACTCATCTCCATTTGTATAACCATTACCACATGCAGCTTTAATGTCATACATCGGAATAATTACATAGTCACCTGAACCATCAAGGTCTGAGGCAGGACGGATTACACCATTTTCAATCTTGCTTTTGCCAAAGGGACTTGAGTCATCAAGAGTATCCAGAAAATTAACTTCTAGATTTAACTCTTTTTCAATCTGTCTTGCTTTCGCTTCACTTACACCGCGTGAACCCTTTTGATCAGGTTCCATCAGCATTTGGGAGAGATAAGTTTTGTCGATACCTACAGCAGCTGCGAAGTCTTCCTGACGCTCGTACATTTTGTCAGAAAGTAACTGGTCAATCAGCTTACGTAAGTTCTTACGACGTATTTCTTTAAGATTCATGGATACAAGATTCATAAGCCAATTAATTATCAAATGATAACAACAGAAGATAAATTTTCCTAATTATCCTATTGCAAATAAAATTATCAAAAGATAAACTTATTTGATAAATTAATTATCAATTAGGTTTATCAATGGAAGTCTCAACTAAGTCTCTGGCTGAGTACCTTGATTCTTTACCAACAAAGGAAGCTAAAGAAGCCTTTGCAAAAAGATGTGGTTCTTCACTTGGCTATCTACGTTTGATTGTTAACAAAGTACGTAAATGCAGTGCCACGTTAGCTATTGATATAGACCGAGAAAGCAAAGGGAAAGTTCGTTGTGATGACCTTTGTCCTACCGCTGATTTTAACTATATCCGTTCTCGAACTAAACAAAAGCGTATTGCTTAAACACATTATTCACATCAAGCAAATGTGCGTAAACGTGAAAATTATCAAGGATTCACATATGAGTGAAATTATTTTAAGTCAAGAAGCCAAAACGGCTCTCTACAAGATGGTGCACCAAACACCAGGCATCACGCCTTCGTCAATTGCTGACATGTTGGGTGATTCTCATAAAACTGTTTTAAACATTGCAAACCCAAATATGGAAAACCACCTGCCTAGCTTAAAAAAGCTCGAGGCAATGATTAATTACACACAAAACCCAGCACTCATAAAAGTATGGGCTCATCAACTTGGATTTGTTCTGGTGCCGGTCGGTTGTGATGGGCAAAAACACCATGAAATGTCGATTCTTGAAGCACTACTACAAAGCAATGTGGCTAATGGTCTTGCTAATCAAAAAATAGCAGAAGTACTGGAAGATAACATCGTAACGGCACAGGAGTACGAAGAAACACATTCTATTTTTCAAAAAATTATTGAGTTGGTAACAGCAGCAGATAAAGCACTGCAAAAGATGGCGAAAAGCCGCATTCCGGTATCTGACTTGGAAAAGCAAAAAGCCTGATCGGCAAATCAGGCTTTTTAAGTAATTCATTAAATTTGGAAATCACAATGAATACAGAAAGTAATCTAGCACAACATCCCTGTGAAAACAAATGCACTAAGTTCGAAGGGGAACAGTGCAAGACTTGTTTGATTCAAGATATAGAAAAAAAAGAATTCAATTTAGGTTTAGCGCCTGACTCTGAATATGTGAAATGCCAATTTGTCGAAGGCGATTTTGTAGTTTTCATGCCTCACATTGTTTATGACGGTGTTTATCAAATTGACGCATTTCAACCTGCTGAATATTACTGGCTGACTAACGGTCAACTTGCTCACAAAACCGATATCCGTTTAGCGACTGACATTGAAATTCAGGCAAAAGAACGTACTCCAGCAGATGTTTTAAAACACCTTAACCGTGTGAATAAAGCTAAGCGGGAGGTTTCTTAAATGGAAAAGCTAACATTTAACAATCTTGGTAAACATCAAAACGGTTGGGCAACAGTCTATATAGAGCCTAATAACAACTTCAGTAAATGTGGTGGCCGCATTACTGTGATATTTGAGGATTATATAGGTTCTGCTTTCTTCAGCCACTGTGGAACAAATAATTTTAAAGAGTTCATTGCTAAAAGTAGTTCGGGCTACTTAATGAATAAATTATTCAATCAGAATAATCAAATTCCAGATTCTATTTTCATAGAAGATGGTGATGAAATTATTGAACTTATTGAACGAGAAAAGTACGAAGAAATAAAGCTAGCACGAGTATATGGCGATGAAACTTTATCAAAAGAAGCTTTAAGAAATCTTCATAACGCTTTGTCTGGAGAACAATTTGATACAGCAGGTGAGCTATATCGTCACTTAGATTCCGATGAGCAAGAAACAATGGATAGCTTATTTGGTGAAGAGTGGGGATTTGACAGCACATTAAAAAAAGAAAATCCAAATTATATTTATGTCAAATCAATGATTGATTCACTTATTGCCGAGTTTAAGAAATTAAGCGAGGTGGTGTCATGAAAGAGTTCCCGATTTTATTTAACTCAAATATGGTCAATGCCATTTTAGAAGGTCGTAAGACGCAAACTAGACGTGTAGTAAAAAATAAACTGATTGTGGAACAGGCAGAATTCGAATGCGGAAACAGACCTAATGTCACACGAAGTGAACCAAGCCTAAAATATTTAGTTGATAACAACTGCCCATATGGTCAGGTCGGTGATCGTCTTTGGGTTCGTGAAACATGGGCACCCGTAAATTTGTACGGTGAAATTGCTTTGGCTTACAAAGCTGATAGCGAAGTAATCCGAGTTGAAGAAAATGAAAGTTTTCTCGATGAAGATGGTCTTATTAATTACAACGATCCACGTTTAGAAAAATATTCATTTGCTGCATGGGCATATGATCTTTTAGATGGTAAAGAAGGGAACTGGTCACCTTCAATTCATATGCCGCGTTGGGCATGCAGATTAGTTCTTGAAATAACAAGTGTTCGTGTTGAGCGCCTAAATAACATTTCAAAAGAAGATGCAAAAGCTGAAGGTTTTGATTATTCAGACCATCCTTCAACAAAAGAAATTGGTTTTTGTATAGGTGCGCAAACTAATTTTCGTGTTGGTTGGAACTTAATATATGGCAAAGATTCATGGAAACAAAATCCGTGGGTTTGGGTAGTCGAATTTAAGGTTATTCAAGGCGGTGAGTCATGAATCAATCAATAAAATCGCCTTACCTTGAATCATCAAAACCTTTTAAAACCCAATTTGCACTAAATTTCAGTGAAAAGATAATTATAGATTTCTTTGCTGGCGGTGGTGGTGCAAGTACTGGCTTAGAGATGGGTTTGAACGCATCAGTATTTGCTGCTGTTAACCATAACCCCAAAGCATTATCAATGCATGAGGCAAATCATCCACATGCAAAGCATTATGTGCAAGATGTTTTCGCCGTTGATCCAGTTGAAATTTGTGAAGGTCATCAAGTGGGTTGGTTTCATGCAAGCCCTGATTGCACCCACCATTCACAAGCGGCAGGGGGCCAGCCAAGAAAGAAGGAAATACGCGATTTATCTTGGGTGGTACTTAAAGTTGCTGGCAAAGTTCGTCCTGATGTAATCAGTCTTGAAAATGTAAAGCAAATTCTGAGCTGGTGTCCTTTAATTGCAAAACGAGATAAAGCAACAGGTCGTGTTGTTACTTTAGAACGTATTGAGATTAATGGGAAAAAAACTTATCGAGTGGCAGAACCCGGTGAGAGAGTTCCTCGCAATAACCAATTTTTAGTACCAAACTGTAAATTAAAAGGCAAAACATGGAATCAATTTGTACATCAACTTGAAAAGTTAGGATATGTGGTTGATTGGCGGTTGTTACGTGCTTGTGATTATGGCGCACCTACAACAAGACAACGCCTTTTCTTAATTGCTCGATGTGATGGGCAACCGATTGTCTGGCCTGAACCAACACATAGAAGTAAAACGGAACGTACGAAATTAATTACACGCGCTAGAAAAGTACCATTTTGGCGAACAGGTGCAGAAATTATTGATTTCACGGATTTAGGAAAATCAATTTTTGATCGACCAAAGCCATTAGCAACCGCAACACTAAAACGAATTGCACGTGGATTACAGAAGTTTGTAATTGATGAAAAAGAGCCGTATTTCGTTAAATCAGCTTTGCCATTTATTAGTAGAGATTTTGGTACATCAACAGGTCATAAAGTAAATGAACCTCTTGCAACTATTACTTCAACATTTGGTGGTCACAGTGCACTCATAAGCCCAGTTGTAGCTCCTTTCTTTACTGAATTTGCTAACGCCTCACAGCAACGAAACTGGAGCATTTCACAACCTTTAACAACAATTTGTGCTCAAGTTAAAGGTGGGCATCATGGCTTAGTAGCCGCTTACATGATGCAGGCTAATGGTGGTTTTTGCGACACCGTTGGAAGGTCACTTTATGAACCACTATCAACTATTACCAATACTGGGAGTCAACAACAACTTGTATCAACAGTTTTAAGTAAAGAGAACTTAGATGATGCGCTGCGTGTTGCAACGTTCCTTATCAATTTCTATGGCAACGGTGATGCAAGAGACATCAAAGCACCAATAGACACCTTAACCACAAAAGATCGACTAGCTTTAGTCACAGTGTGGATTAAAGGAGAGCCATGGGTAATCGTCGATATTCGTATGCGAATGCTGAAACCACGAGAATTATTTAGAGCTCAAGGTTTTCCTGATAGCTACGTAATTGAACATGGCCATGATGGCAAGCCTTTATCAAAGACTGATCAAGTTTTCATGTGTGGCAATAGTGTTTCACCGTTACCAATGGCAGCTATAGCAAAAGCCAATAATCCTTTTTTAAATCAGATTAATAGACCCTTTAAAGCCCCTTCAAAGGAGATAAATAACCGTGCGTGATTATGGGAAAGTCTCTCCACATTTCTGGACAGGTTCTACTGGCAAGAATTTGCGCCAGTGTCCTGATTCAATTGTGGTTGCAATGTACTTAATGACATCTCCTCATGCAAACATGCTCGGCCTTTACTATATGCCCCTTTTGTATGTAGCCCATGAAACTGGATTAGGCATGGAAGGGGCTATTAAGGGTCTTAAGTGGGCATGTAAAGCGGGGTTTTGTAGCTATGACGAAGTTTCAGAAATGGTATGGGTCCATGAAATGGCGCGTTTTCAAGTTGCTGAATCATTAAAGGCAACAGACAACCGTTGTAAAGGCATCCAGAAAGACTATGACTCATTACCGACAAACCCTTTCTTAGCAAGCTTTTTCGATAAATATGCCGAAGCATTTTGCATGACAAATAAACGGGAAGGTAGAGCCGTTTCAATTTCAGAAAATGAAGCCCCTAATAAGCCCCTTCCAAGCCAAGAACAGGAACAGGAGCAGGAACAAGAGAATTCTCTCTCTCAAGCGCCAGCGCAAAATTTTGAAGAGCCGGATGATTCTTGGAAACCAAACACTCAACACCTGAAAACTATTTTGCAAAAAACAAAATATTCGCAGCGTGTTCAAGAAATCTTGGATATGGATGATTTTGAATTTCATTTGAGCAACTTCAATGCTCATCACGAAACGAATCGTTATCTGACAGACAACCAAAAACATAGCAAGTTCGCGCAGTGGTTACTTGAAAAGTTTGAAACATTAGAAACCAAAAAAGCGAAGCAAGCTAAATCAACAAATCAAAATCAGGCCCAACAAGGCGGGAACGTAAATCAAGCGTTTGACCAAAAGCAGGTTACCTACGATGAAAACGTTAAGCCCGTAAAACTGGGAGGTAATTTCGTATGAACGCAATGCCAAAATTTAATTATCAATTTCCGCAATCGGAAAGTATTTGTGAAATTCATAACCATCAAAAGGTTCGCATGGGCGGTCATGATATTTGTCCTGCTTGCGCTGAAAATTTCACCAAGAAGCAAAATGAAACTTATGCTCGAGATGTGCAGCGCCGTGCCTATGAAGCTCATATGTCTACTGGGATGCTACCAGAACGTCATCAAAATTCTGGCTTCGGAAATTACGTATGTGAATTACCGGGGCAAACAGTTGCATTTAACAAATGTGTTGATTATGCAGACCGAATCATGAAAAACAAAGTCACTAATCTTGTAATGGTTGGTAAGACTGGAACGGGTAAAACACACCTAGCATGTGCAACGGCGCGTACGCTCCTTAAAAATGGAAAAAAAGCACGCTATATAACCAGCGAAGAAATTGCACAAAGAATTATGCAGGCTTGGGATAAAGACACAAAAGACATTTCTGAAAAATCTGTAATTTACGATTTCTCTCAATATGACCTTCTCATTGTTGATGAATACGGTTTGCATGACCGCGATAAGCGAAAAGAGCTGGTACACAAAGTTTTATATGCACGCTATGACGCAGGCAAGCCGACTATGTTGATTTCAAACATGTCATTGCATGACACCACTGATCGTATGGGCAGAGTGATTCATGGCCTTATTTCAGATTTGGGTGACCGTTTGTGGTCTCGTTTTCAACATGGCGGATTAACACAGATTGAATGTGTTTGGGCAGATGCGCGTATAGGTGGTCAAGCATGAATATAAAACTAGATTTTGCAAAACGTGATTATTCAATGTCGTATTCAAATGTTTCTCTTAAATCTCAGCAACGAGAAGCGCTGGAAAAAGAGATCGCTGAATGGCAAGCACAAGGTAATGAAATCAAACCTTTTGAAAAATCTGAACAAAACCAAATTCGTGTCAATCATGGTGGTGAAACTGCTTATAAAAAGATGGGTTGTCGTTGTAAGACATGTGTGACATGGGCCTGTAAAAAAGGTGTTCTTTTAACTAATCCTAAGTCTGAAAAAGTGAAAGCTGTAAATAAGCAAACACCTTTCGGAAGACTTCAACAAACAACCTTGAAAGCTTATGTAGAAGACCATGGCGAGTCTTGGGAATATCTTGCAGCAAGATCCGGTTACACGATAACGGGTTATCAGTTGCGCCGTATTTATGAAGGACAGTCAGAAGCGACACTTCTTGATTGGAACGTTCTCAAAACAACACTTCATATTTTAGGTATCGAAGCATGAACCGCCGTATCAAACAGCGCCAACGCCAGAGTCGGAGTATTAGAGCCATGCAACAAAATAATGAATATCCGCAAGTATTAGAAACACTGGATGATATTGAGTTAAGCCCAAATTGCAAAAAGTCATGTGCCCATGAGTGGGAATTCAATGAGCGTGCATCGGATCATTTGTATGATGTTTATGACTGCAAACATTGCCCAGAAACTAAGTGCATTAAGGACTAAACAAATGAAATTTGATGAATACTTTTTAATTTTTCTTGCCTCATTTGCCTTCTATATTGCAGTTAGATTTTTCTATAAGTGGCTTACAGGCAGATTTAATAATTCTGCAATTATTGAATGGATGAACCGAGGTTTTTCATTCGGTTTAGGGTTCATGGCTTCTTTTGTGGTGATTGCCGTGATTGCTCATCTATTAAGAGGGCTTAGCTAATGAAAGGATATGTTGAAATTTTTGACACTATGCTTAGTTCTTTAAGCCATTTTACTGAAAGTGATAAACCCTTAAGTGTGAAAGAAATTGGTTACCGCCTTGGTTTACAAACTCGTACGGCGCAAAGAATAGCAAAAGCCTTACAGGAATCGGGGTGGCTTACTAGCCAAAAAACAGGTGCTGGTAATTTCTTTACTGCTACTGATAAAGCCCGAGCATTATTTAAAACAAATGGAAACTTAGTAAAGGCTTTTCATAGCTACAAAGTTAATGACTGTGTTGTTCTTAAAGAAAAGGAACTCTATTTCCCTGATGGTACCAAGAAAACAAATGAACTATTCGTAGTGGTTCGGGTTGGAAATGAAGACCTTGAAATTGATCTTATGGAAGTAGGCGGTACTCCAAAAATCTTTAAAACATGGATTGGAGATATTCAGCATGCGACTGACGAAGAAATAGCAGCAGGATGCCGTGAAATTAAAAATAGTGAAGAGTTTAAGGTAGGTGATTTTGTACTTTCTATTTCTAATGAGTTTTCAGACAAAGTTTGTGAATTGATTGAAGATCATGGCTACGAATTTAAATACAAAAATAAAGACGGTGGCTTTGGCTATATCACGAAATCATTTTTACCAATTAAGTGGCGCCGAGCAACTGAAGCAGAAGTAATAAGTGGCTATCGATGCGTAGAAGGGAAGGAGTGTTTCTAAATGAAGCTAACCAAACAACAACGCGCCGAGCTAAAGCAAAAGTTCGGCGGGCACTGTGCATATTGTGGTGAATTGTTGGGTGATAAATGGCATGCGGATCATATCGAAGCAGTTAAACGTGAAATTGAACATGTTGGCGGTGGGAAATTAAGAACTACAGGGGTAATGACTCGACCAGAGCATCACACCTTAGAAAACTTAAACCCTGCATGTGTTCCGTGCAATACAAACAAGTCTTCTATGCCATTGGAAGGGTGGAGAAAGATGCTGACTCATTATCGTGATGTTCAATTATTACGCGATAGCACACATGCACGTCATTTACTTCGCTTTGGATTACTTGAAATTAAACCTGAGCCAGTGAAGTTTTTCTTTGAAACATATGAACCTTGTGATCACGAGCTTTCGGATTGGGAGAAATTAGAACCTGAGCCGAACTTAAAATTTCGTTGTTTAGATTGTGGGAAGGAGGTTTGAAAGATGCATAGATATATCCAAGAAATACTAAATGAATTGGAAGCACAGCATGAAAATTCAGTTTTTATGCAGTGGGTAGAAAAAATTTTAAATGATATGCACCGCATAGCCACAGAAGAAGCAAATATCACTAATGAGAATAAAGTGAATGAGCTGCAAAAGCGGATGAATGCCGCTTTAGAAATTGCAGAAGACCTAATGCAAAGCATGGAAATGTACCCTATTGGAGAGAAATTAGGAAAGCTTCTTAAGGTTCCACAACCTATTACTTTTCAAGCAGGTGACAGGGTTGTTATTGATAGTCTTATAGTGAGTGACAGGGTTCTAACTATCGATGAAATTTTAGAAGATGGAATAATTTTAGCGGGTGCGTTTCTTCCTATTAGATATTTAACCCAGTTAAGACATGCCAAACCTGAAGAAGAAGCTACCGGCTATAGAAATCGATTAGAAGGAACTGAAAATTGATTTTTTATGTCGAATCTATTGGCGGCCCTGATGATGGTGAATTAATTAGAACTGAACTAGATGTTTATTTTGCTATGCCGCCGCAAGAGGAATGGGATTGGTGGTCTCAAAAAGACCCTGTTCACACTATCCTTCCAACTATCAACTATTTCCGTGAGAGATTCGCTTGCTATTTCTGTGGGCACTACTACTGTCGTGAATTTTTCATATGTGGAGACGATAAAAGAAGTAATGGCCATAAAGCTTTAAAAATTATGGATTCTTATTTTAACCCAGTGCTCTTGAAATTTAAGAAAGGTAGCTAATATGCAAAATGAGCATTTTCTAATTTTAGTGATCGTTGTCCTTGTATTTCTGGGAATAGGCTTTTCTGTCTTTAACACAATTGAAGTTTGTAAAACACAGGATATTTACTGGGTAAGTGGAACTCAGTACAGCTGCTCATGGTTTAAGAAGTAGGTGCCGAAATGGAAAAGTGTAACCATGGTCATGATAGAGCTTGTTTAATTTGTGGTTTTGGTGAGTTTGAAGGCAAACGCGTTTTCTTTGAATGGAAATTTGAGCAACTGTATTCCAGTTTTACAAAGTTACATAACACCAGGATTACTGCACCAGAGCGTTCAATTAAACTTGCTTTAGAAGCGATTAATAATGAAATCGCTTTGTGTAAAAAGACTGAGACCAATAGGGAATTCCCACTTTCACAACGTAATCAAGCTTTTGTTATTCGTGAAACTTTACAGAAGATTCAAGAAATTTTGAAAGATGAAGTTCCTGAAGTCGTAAATAAAGCAATGATACAAGTGGGTAGTAGAGTTTTTGTAGATTTCTACTCATCTAACAGGGCTGAAACTGATGGCAAACATATACATGGTTACGGCATTGTTGATGGGTTAGATCAAAATGATACTTTCGTATTTGGTCGATTAGATAAAGGAGGATTTTTTGGTTGCCCTATTGGTGATATCCAATTAGTGGAAAGTTCGGTACCGGAAGCAATATTAGAAGCTGAAAGCCGAAGAAATCAATTAGCCATTAAATAGATTTATGCACTCGCTTATCAATGGAAACACGGGCTTAGACAGAGTATTGGAGAAATGTTTAAGCCTTCTGGACCTGATTTTTCAGGATTTCAAGAAATTGATAAAGGTAAATTTAATGAGTGAAATCATTATCGGTGTTGATCCTGATTTAGAGAAGTCTGGCGTAGCAATTAAGGATTCTTCTAGTGTTGAATTAAAGAATCTAAGTTTTCCTGATTTAGTTGAACTAATTAGAGCCAAACATGACCTAATTAAAAAAGTAGTAGTTGAAGCAGGCTGGTTAAACAAAAAGTCAAATTTCCGAAACATCCAAAGCAGACTTGTTGCAGAACGTACTGCAAAAAATGTTGGTGAGAATCATGCGACTGGTAAGTTGTTGGTTGAGATGTGCAAATCTTTAGGTGTCGCCGTTGTTGAAGTTAAGCCAACACAGACAAAGGTAGATGCAGAACGCTTCAATAAAATTACTGGTTGGAAGGGTAGAACGAATCAAGAACAACGTGATGCTTGTATGCTGATTTGGTCAATGAAAGTTTGAATGAGGGCTAATTAATGCAAATCGATAATACTGTTATGAACCAATACTCGCAGTTTCAATGGTTAGCCCGTGGACTGACAGCACAATCATTAGACTTTACTAAAGTAGGTCATAGTTCAGGTAATGACTCTATTAACTATCAAGATAGATTAGGGGCAATAGCTAAGATGAAAAGTCAGCTAGCAAAATCAGTAACTGCTTTAATTATTTTTGATGGTAAGTCAGAAAGTGACTATGAATATATACGAAACCATTTAGCTCTACTTATGCTCAATGAAGCTACTAAAGACAAAAAACGTGAACCTGAACATATTGCCTTATATCATCTAGCATGGTTAATGGCTCGAATGATAATTGATTTTTCTTTTAGCCCTGAACTTGAGAAAAACTTCACCGCACAAGGTCGACTTTATTATGCGGGTATAGCCGCTTCTAAAATGTCTGTAGATGTCTATCGAATGACATGGAAACCATATGAAAAGTTAATGCAAATGGCTCTTGAAGATGCACTGACAGAAGCAGAAGATACTATTCGGGAATACCGCAAGAACACTTACAAAGAGTTACAATCCTAGAGTTTTCATTATTCTGAAAACTAGCGTATAGTTTTACTAAGATGGTCGTATTTTGATTACGGCATATCTTTTAAAAGCTCATCAATTTGATGGGCTTTTTGCATTTCTATGGAGCGAAGAAAAGATGGCTTGGCTTTCCAATCAACATGCACCAACTAAATCAAATCAGTTATGTATTTTGGCAATTAAAATAGATGATGACTCTATAGATTATCTGCCTGCTATTTGGGATTTATGCGACAGTGAGGATAAACACTTTACCTTGACTGTGGATCGTCCAGATATTGGTGATGTTCTTAAGCTAAACCAAGTGGATGCTTATATGATTTATCATCCTTTAACTATTGAAGATACAAAGCTTTTTTAAAATCTTAAGTTTCGTTTTCTTACTAAATCAATAAAGAAAAAAACTCGGTTCCTAATGGAGACCGAGTTTTTTTGTATCGAGTAAAACTGGGGTAGAAGTACTGCGGTAACAGTACCTCTACCTCCTGACAGTCCTAGCCTGTCAAAAGCAAGCCCAGCCTATCGTGCACACGACCGGGCAAGGCTATCAAAAATGTAAGCTTTTGCACAGGAAAATTTTTATGATTTCTCGACCAAAACCTATAATTCCATGGCAGGGTGGAAAATCCCGCTTAGCAAAAGATTTGTTGAGTAGATTTCCGGCACATACATGTTATGTCGAATTATTTTGTGGAGGTGCTGCTTTATTCTTTTTACGTGATGACCCAGCTAAAACAGAAGTAATTAATGATCTAAATGGTGAGTTGGTAAATCTGTACCGGGTAGTGCAGAACCATTTAGAGGAATTTGTACGCCAATTCAAATGGTGCATTTCAAGCCGTCAGGTGTTTGAGTGGGAAAAATTGAAAGTTCCAGACACTCTCACTGATATACAGCGCGCAGCAAGATTTTATTATCTTCAGCAACATGCATTTGGTGGGAAGGTGTCAGGGCAGACATTTGGTTATGGCACTACAGGACGACCATTAAACTTACTAAGGATTGAAGAATCCTTAAGTACAGCTCATTTGCGTTTAAATGGTGTCTATATAGAAAACCTGAGTTGGGATATTTGTTTTGATAAGTATGATCGGGAACATACATTTTTCTATGCTGACCCGCCGTATCTAGATACAGCAGGTTATGGAATAGATTTCCCGCTTGATCAGTATCACTTGCTTGCTGAGAAGATGAAGAGCTGCAAAGGCAAAGTGATGTTGTCTATAAATGATCATGAGTTGATAAGAACGATCTTTAAAGACTTCAGAATTGAAAAGACAAGTATTACTTATTCAGTAGGTCGAGACTTAAAGAGTAAGAGTAAAAAGAGCGATGAATTGATCATCATGAATTATTGATTAGATGTGGATAGGCTTGATATGCCTATCCAATCTTTAATACCTAAGGAATATTTGTTATGTCAATCAGAGGATTAGCCGCTGCATTTAGCGGTTTAACAGCATCATTAATTGCTGTTGATGAACTTGAGCACATGTGGCCACTCATGACTTATATTCAACCGAAACGTAAACCTAATAAAGTCAGCCAAAAGAAGCGCCGTTTAAATGCACGTCGTCTTGGTAAATATAGCTGACTAAAGTTTTGCCGGACGTATTACGGCATATAAAACCGCATTAATTAAAATTGATGCGGTTTTATTTTTTTATTCGTTATAACTCTAAGGTGATTGCAATGGCTTGTACTGGTTGTGCAAAGCGCCGTCAATGGTTGAAGGAAAAGAAAGATGAGCTCGAAAGAATCGCAAGAGCAGCAAGCATGCGGCTGCGAAAAGTTACTTCCACTACTGGAGAAGTTACTAGAACAGAATACGACTCTGATTCAACAGAACGAACGGAAAGATAACATTGTACTCGCAGCGATTGAACAGAATAATGAATTACTTTTGCAATACCTTGATGAAGAAGAGATTGTGAAGTCAGGTTCTAATTATCTAGATTCTAAGAGTAAGACACTTTGAATTGGAGTGAATATGGCTAGGTTAAAGCAGCTTAATCCATTCAGGTTAAATACTTTAAAGACTAATGAAAGAACTATAAAACCTCAGACCAATTCATGGCGTTCTAATAAATCATCAACTCAGCGTGGTTATGGTTATAAGTGGCAGCAGTATCGCTTAGAATTTTTGAAATTAAATCCACTTTGTGCTTATTGTCAGAACGAAGGTAAGGTGACAGAGGCAACAGTAGTTGACCATGTGGTGCCACATCGAGGAGATGATGCTTTGTTTTGGAATACAACGAACCATCAAGCTTTATGTAAGCTTTGTCATGACAAAGTGAAGCAAAAAGAAGAGCAAGCAGGGTAAGTTGAGGAAATGCATCAAAATGGTGCGAGGTCGGCGGGGGAGGGGAAAAGTCACAAATTTTTCGCTTTCTAGACCGCCCCCCTATCTCATTTATAAAAAAAAATCCCGTTGAGTTAAAAGTTAAAGGAAAAAGTTAAAGGTGAACCAATGGCATTGACCGAGAAAATGAAAAAATTTGCTCGTGCCATTGTCGATGGTCTGAGTAATAAAGAAGCAGCAATATCAGCAGGTTACTCTGAAAAATCTGCTTCACAGCAGGGTTCAAAATTAAGAAATGATCCTGAAATTATTGTCTACATTGAAAAATTAAAAGCTGAAAAAGAGGGGAGAATTTTAACTTCTGAGAAACCAAAAGTTAAACCTAATGAAAGTGGTGAAGATAATAATCCATTAGATGATGAGTTCCCATATACAAAAGATGACCCACTTCAGTTTCTAATTGATGTGATGAATAACTCAGGCAATGAAATGTTTTTGAGATTCAATGCAGCAAAAGCCGCTTTACCTTATACACACGGTAAAGTTGCAGACAAAGGTAAAAAAGAAACTAAAGCTGAGGCAGCTAAAAATAATGCAAAAGCTGGTGGAAAGTTTGCGACCTTGCAATCTCAAATGAAACCAAGTTAATTATTTGTTTTTCTAAAATATATCGATAAAATATTTTTTATTTTGGAAAATATTTAAATGTCTACAGAGGACCAAAAGCTTAAAAATTTTTTAGAGAAAAATGCGCTTTATGAAACGATAGAATTAACTTGTGTTGGTGTTAGCCAGCAGGTATATGACGTAAAGGAAATTTATCAATATTGTGAAGAATGTGAAATGGATAAACCATTTCATACAAATGGATGTATAGCTTTTTTTCAACAGCACCATACAAGTTCTTATTCACATGTTACTTACGAATGTGTTTCTTGTAGAAAAAAAACAAAACAATTTTGGACAATCGGAGAGCGTTCTTATCATGCAACTGATAAGGAAAATAAAATTACTGTTCGAAAAGTTGGAGAATGGCCTAGGTCAAACTTATCAAATGATAAAGTTTTAGAAAAATTTTTCAAAAAAGATAGGGAAAATTATTTTAAAGCAGAGGTATGTTTGTCTCATGGCTATGGTATAGCAGCGTTTGCATATATGCGTAGAATAGTTGAAGAAAATATAGTTTCTTTACTAGATATGATCGCTCAAGATGAAAATGCAGAAGAAAGTATGCTAGATGCTATTGCCCAGTTGAAAACTACCTCACCTATGAGTGACAAGATAACGATTGCTAAAAAAGCTTTGCCATCTTATTTAAGTCCAAATGGTTTAAATCCCTTGGGTCAAATTTATAAACAACTCAGTGAGGGTGTACATTCATTATCTGATGAAGAATGTTTAAAGCGAGCAAATACTATTAAATTCTGTCTAAGGTTTTTAATTAGTGAGCTTGCAAATCATAGAAAAACAATTGAGGAATTTAAATCAAGTATTTCATTGCTGGGTAACTTATAAATTATTAAGTACACATGCAGTAATTTAATAAAACCGCCATAAGGCGGTTTTTTTATGGGTGTATTTTATGAGTGCAATGCTTCCAGAATGGACAACAGCGTGTCCCGACTGGGAGAAAAGAATTGTTAGACGTGAATCTCTCATACCTTGTAAACCATTATTTCCTGAAGTTGCAGAACTTGCATTAAATACATTTAAGCAACTTGCTTTAGTAGATGTTGTTGGGGATTTTGAAGATGAAGAGGGGAATCCTAGACCGCCATTAATCAGCGAAGTTACTAAAGAATGGGTATATGACTTCGTTGCTTCTATTTTTGGTGCATATGATCCTGATCGAAAACGTAGATTAATACGTGAATTTTTCTTATTAATTTCTAAGAAAAATACTAAATCTACGATTGCTGCAGCAATTATGCTGACCGCATTAATTTTAAATGACCGTCCGTCTGCTGAACTAATTATTCTTGCTCCAACGAAAGAAGTTGCTGATAACTCTTTCGGTCCAATTCGAGACATGATTAAAGCTGATCCAGAATTAGCTGACATGATGCGTTTAAGTGAGCACACTCGTACAGTGACTCATGAAGGTACGGGTGCAATTCTTAAAGTTGTCGCGGCAGATAGTGATGCTACAGCTGGTAAAAAAGCTTCTTGGATTCTTGTTGATGAGCTTTGGGTATTTGGTAAAAGAGCTAATGCGGAATCAATGTTGCGAGAAGCGACAGGTGGTTTAGCATCGCGACCTGAAGGTTGCATTATTTATTTAACAACGCAATCAGATGAAATACCTGCTGGTGTATTTAAACAAAAATTAGATTATGCACGGGCTATTAGAGATGGAAGAAAAGTTAATAAACAATTTCTTCCATTAATATATGAGTTTCCGCTCAGAATGTTAGATAAGCGGAAACATTACAATCCAAATTGGTGGTATGTCACAAACCCTAACTTGGGTGCTTCAGTTGATATGGATTTCTTGCAGAACCAGTGGGAACAGGTGCAAGAAAACGGCGAAGAATCTATACGGGATTTTTTAGCCAAACATTTAAACGTTGAAATTGGCATGAATTTACGTGCCGATCGATGGGCTGGCGCTGATTTTTGGGAAAAACAAGGAACTAAATTTGAACTTGAATTTCTTATAAAAAAATCAGACTGCATCACAATTGGTTTTGATGGTGGTGGTCTTGATGATTTATTTGGTATGACCGTTCTTGGGCGTGATGCAAAAGACAGATCAATTTGGTATCTGTGGACTAAAGCTTGGGTTCATCCAATCGCTTTGCAACGAAGAAAAGAAATTGCACCGCGATTACGAGATTTTGAAAAGCAAGGTGACTTAGTAATTGTTAAGAATATCGGTGAGGATGTAACCGAGGCGGGCGAAATTGCAAAAAAAGTATTTGATACAGGTAAGATGCCCGAAAAAGCATTCGGATTAGATAAGTTAGGTATGCCAGCTTTGCAAGATGGTTTGATTGATGCAGGCATACCATTTGAAAGTTTATTTGCAATCCCGCAAGGTTACATGTTGTCAGGATATGCAACTACAGCAGAGCGTAAATTAGCAGAAAAAAAGCTATTTCATGCTGATCAACCTTTAATGACTTGGTGTGTTGGTAATGCAAAGGGGAAACGTTCAGGCAACGCAGTTATAATCACTAAACAGGAATCTGGGGTTTGTAAAATTGACCCTGTAATTTCTATGTTTAACGCAGTTGCCCTGATGAGCTTAAACCAAGAGCCAAATGGCGGTCGAATGACTGATGAGCAGTTCATGGATGCCATTAGTAACCCCATAATTGTTTAGAGGTATGTATGTTAAAAAGTATTCAAGATAGTTTCTTTCAATACCTCCGTACTGTTGGAAGCCCACCTGAGTTATTACATGTAAAACCTGAGCTATATAATGAACTTTTACTCACTAAGACTGATGGAAAGTATAGTTTGGGTCATCCTCTTACACAGGACCAACCAATGACTTTCTGTGGAAGAGAGGTGGTTCGTTGTGAAGAACTTTTAACAGAATTTGAGTGGTTCCCTAAGAAAGATTAGACATTTTCTTAACCACAGAATGAATTTATCAAAATTCCTAAGTCATGAAGCCCCTTAAAAGGGGCTTTTTTTTATAGGTAAAGAAAATGAGTTTACCAGTCGTAATTTATTTAATCTTGCTGCTTTGCGCTGCTGTTTGCTTAGTTTCTGGTGTGTATCTGTTGGTTGGATTGGCATTTTCGCTTCTAGCAGCAAGCGTAGTGTTGTTTGCAGCAGCAGCATTTTTAAGAAAAGGAATGGTGTAAATGAAAACGCTATTACAGACGCTTAATAGTGCTGTTGTCGCTCCGCAAAATAATTCGAGTACGCAAAGCGGCGGATTAACTGACGTAAATTTCTGGACTTCATTTCTAGGCTTTTCGTCTTCTAGCGGAAAAAGTGTAAGTGTTGAAACTGCTTTAAAACTCGATGCAGTGTGGGCATGTGTCCGACTGATTTCAGAAACTATTTCGACACTTCCTCTTGTTGTTTATGAACGACAAGCTGATGGAAGTAGAAAGCCTGCTGTTAATCATCCCTTGTACTCAATTTTGCGTAACCAACCAAATATTCATATGACCTCGGTTAATTTTACGCAATGTTATGCAGCTTCTTTATTATTGCGTGGAAATGGATATTCACAGATTAAGAGAAATTCAAAAAAAGAAATTACAAGTTTGAATTTTTTAATGCCCAACCGGATGCAATTAAAATTTAATGATCGTGACGACCTTATTTATTCATATACCGATAGAAAAGGTAAGTTATTTATCATTGATCAATCTGAAATTTTACATACTCCAGCTTTCTCATTGGATGGCAGAGTTGGGTTGTCACCTATTCAGTATGGTGCAAATGTTTTCGGTGCTGCAATGTCAGCGGATGATGCAGCAAACAGTACTTTTAAAAATGGTCTTTTACCTACGGTCGCTTTTGAAGTAGATCGTACGATGAATGATGAACAAAGAAAAATATTCAAGAATTACGTCAAAGAAGTATCTGGTGCATTAAATGCTGGAAAGTCTCCTGTATTAGAACAAGGGGTTACCACTAAAGCTATTGGTATTAATCCAGCTGATGCGCAGTTACTTGAATCAAGAAATTTTAATATTGAATCAATTTGCCGTTGGTTTCGGGTACCGGGTTATCTAATTGGATATACAAGTAAAGGGCAGACCAAATGGGGAAGCGGTATGGAGCAAGAAATGCAAGGTTTCTTGACCTTCACTTTGCGCCCATGGCTAGTTCTTATTGAACAATCAATGAACAAGACTTTGCTTACTCCAGCGGAAAGACTTAAGTATTACGTTGAATTTTCTATTGAAGGCTTACTTCGAGCAGATAGTAATACTCGAGCAGAATTTTATTCAAAAATGGTTACTAACGGTATTTATACCCGTGATGAAGTGCGTGAAAAAGAGAACCTTCCTAAACGTGGTGGTATTGCAGATGAGCTCACGATTCAGTCTCAAAACGTTCCGATAAATGATGCGGGTAAAGACCAGTAATTTCTAATAAACCTAGGTGAAAAATGGAAAATCAACATCGCAAGATCAAAGGCTATCGAGAATTAAGTCAAGAAGAAGTTGATTTAATGAACCGTATTAAAGAAAAGGGTGCTGAGTTGCTTGTCTTACAAGATGAACTTGCAAATCGTTTAAGCACAGATGACGAACATAAACGTGCTGAAGCTCGTCGTTCAGTTCAAGGTGCAGAAACAGGCTTTCTATTAGGCCGTCCATATGATGAACATTCCGGCTCAACAAATGAATGTGCGGAGTACCGTCGTTTCCAAGCAGCTGAACCACTACGCTGGGCGGAAATCGGGAAGACAAATATTCAGACAGGAATAATGGCTTTAGTTCGCGCCGTAGCACAACCAAGTGAATGTTAAATAAATAAAAAATAAACAACTTAAGCAAGCGACCTTCGGGTCGCTTTTTTTTCGCCTGCAGAAAGGTAAATCAAATGAGTAAAAGCAATATGCCGACGGCACCCAAGGCACTGAACAAACCAAATGTTCGGTTTGATTTGCCGGAAACAGTGCTGAGTAAGTATCAACCAAACATTAAGGCTTCTACCGAGTCTGAAAACACAATCTCAATTTATGAGCAAATTGGCTATGACTATTGGGATGGTTCAGGGGTAACCGCGCAGCGTATTTCAGCCGCTTTACGTTACATCGGTGAAGAAGAAGATGTGGTCGTCAATATTAACTCTCCTGGTGGGGACGTATTTGAAGGTTTAGCAATTTACAACCTTCTACGTAATCACAAAGGCAATGTCACCGTACGTGTTCTTGGAGTTGCAGCAAGTGCAGCTTCTGTAATCGCAATGGCAGGTGATGAGATTCAAATTGCCCGTGCTGGTTTCATCATGATTCACAACTGTTGGTCATGGGTTGTTGGTAATCAACACGATATGCGTGATGCCGCTGACTACCTTGCTGTTTTTGATGAATCGGCCACTGACATTTATCAAGCCCGTACAAGCTTAGACAAAAAAGAAATCACAAAACTACTCGATGCTGAATCTTGGCTTTCTGGTTCGCAAGCAATTGAGAAGGGGTTTGCTGACGATTATTTACCAGCTGACCAAGTCATAGAAACAGAAGAAGAGCCTGCTCAAGCAGCTATACGCAAAGTCGATCAAATCCTAGCGAAACAACAAATTCCGCGCAATGAGCGCCGAAAGCTTTTTCAAGCCATTAAAGCCGGCACGCACGACGCTGTCGCACCTCCGAGTACGCCTAACGCTGCTCCCGAAACCACGCACGACGCTGGTTTAAGTCACACGTTTGCCGACGGTTCGGCTTCAAAACTTTCAAACGCATTAAAGGACATCCTCCCATGACAGACAAAACTATCGAACAAGAGTACAAACAAGTTCAAGCTGACTTGAAACAAGTAACTGATCAAGTTAAGCAATATGCTGAAAATGTTGAAAAGCAAGTTAAACAGTTTGGTGAAGCTAATACTGAAACTAAACAAAAGGCTGATGAAGCATTATCAAAGTTCAATGATCTGAGCGCTTCTTTTAAAGAAATTGAGCAAAAGCTTGATCGACCTGCGGGTGGTGGCGGTGATGAGCCAGCTAAGTCAGTTGGGCAGCAAGTTATTGATTCTGACGCTTATCAATCAATGGATAAATCCTCACGTACATCTATGCGTGTGAGAATGCCTCGTCAAGCTATTACGACTGCTACTGGTCCTAATGTAACGCCAGATAATCAAGGTATTGTTTCACCTCTATTACGCCGTATGACTATTCGAGACTTGTTAGCACCGGGTCAAACAAATAGTAATAGTATTGAATATACGAAAGAAACTGGCTTTACAAATAATGCAGCACCAGTAGCTGAGACAAATCCGAAGCCATATTCTGAAATTACATTTGATAATGTAACAGCGAATGTGCGAACAATTGCCCATTTGTTTAAAGCTTCTCGTCAGATTTTAGAAGATGCTCCAGCCTTGCAATCATATATTGATGCTCGTGCGCGTTATGGCTTGCAGTTGGTGGAAGAGCAACAACTATTATTTGGTAATGGTACTGGGCAAAACTTGCTTGGAATTGTTCCGCAAGCTACAACCTTCAACGAAGATTTAATCAAAATTACGAATGCTACTCCTATTGATCGTATTCGTTACGCTTTACTTCAGGCGGTACTAGCTGAATTCCCATCAACAGGTATTGTTCTCAATCCTATTGATTGGGCTGATATTCAGTTAACCAAAGATAATGAAGGTCGCTACATTATTGGTAATCCTGTAAATGGTAATGCCAATACTCTTTGGAACTTGCCAACAGTTGAAACGCAAGCGATGACCTCTGGCCAATTCCTAACGGGTGCGTTTAGCTTAGCTGCCCAAATCTTCGATCGTATGGATATTGAAGTTCTTTTATCTACTGAAAACGACAAAGACTTTGAAAACAATATGGTCTCTATTCGTGCTGAAGAGCGTTTAGCTCTTGCGGTCTACCGACCTGAGTCATTCGTTTCAGGCTCGATCCGTAAAGCTGCTTAATCAACGTAATCAATAAATCAAGGGCTAGGTAGAACTAGCCCTTTTTTTATGAGGATAAAAATATGTCAAAAGTAAAAGTAAAACTTTTAAAAACTTTCATGCACGATCGTCAAGTTCATGTAATTGGTGAAATCATTGAAGTTTCACCCAGTACATCTCAAGAATTGGCACGACTTAATCTGGTAAAAATTATTGATAAAGATGAGTCACCGTCTGGTGACAAGTCGGTCACTAAAAATGAAGAGGTGACACCTGCAAGTGGCACCTCTGGTGATGAACAAGCTTCGGAAGAGACACCTGCAAGTGACACCTCTGGTGAAGAACAA